TAGAAAATGGATTATCACCCCCACCTAAATAGGTTTGGCTAACAACATTTGTACGAATTGCCCCTGGTACAGAGTATGTCATCTAACTTTTAAAACACTTAACATTGCCTACAGTCTAAATGACTCAATAGATCCTGTAACCTGTCTGTCCGAGGGTTTCTGGTTTGGCTAAATTAAATTGTTGTAAACATAAATAACCGAAAGCATCGAAAGCATGGTCAACACCAAGATTTTTATTCGGTAAACCTGTGTTGGGGGCATAGGTTAGAGTCCTTAATGACTTAATTAATTCCTTGCATCTTGGATGAATAAATGTTCTTCTAACATTATTTGCATCAAATAATGCTGTATTAACTGCTGTAATTTTATCTCGAATTTTCCAGGGTGCTTTCGGTGCAGATACGTTAAATCCACTTCGTCTAAGGATGCTGTGATCTGTCGCTCCAACACCAGCAGTCTTCCTTGCTCCTCCAGTAGGGTCAGGACAGGCTATAACCCTTCTATCTATTCCATAACGGCGTGTAACCTCTTCAGCAAAATCCCATGTTGTAGCCCCTCCTGTCATAATTATTTCATCGAAAACATATAACGTATCGTCCTTCTTTACCGCACATATCCCTGACATTGGATCTACGTTAAAGTCAACTCCTAAAAGTAATGGGGCAATACTTATATCTTCTGCAACCGTTGAAATATTGTCATCGCCAAAACTAACAGCCACTAATCCAGTTAAATTTTCAAAACTGGCCTCAAATTCTTGCCTGAATGTACGCTCATCTAATTGTGCTCTGGCTGCTTCAACTTCATCTTTTGGTACGTTTCCCCCCTCAATTGTTGTATAACACCACCTTTTCCACTCTTCTGTAGGATCTTCTTTGCAATAACACCACAAATCATAAAACCAACTAGCAGTTCCATCTGGTGTACTAATAAATAATGCCCAACCTTGCTTATCTGCTAACGCAGGTCTTATAACTTCAAACCATACTTCAGCTCCCATAAACGCAGCTTCATCTAAAACAACACCTGACAAACTTCGACCTCTCAATGCCATTGCATTTTCTGTTCCCTTTAACTCAATTGACGATCCATTAACAAGATCGAGTCTCAAATCTGTCTCATTCTTGCTCTGTATCCATACTTTTGGCACTAACTTCTTTAATGCTTTCCATGCAATATCTTTTGCCATCCGATAGGTCGGAGCACAATAAAAAAATGTTTCTCCTGGCTTGCTAATCGCTCCACGAAGAAGTTCGATACAACTTAAATATGATTTGCCGAATCTTCGACCTGCTACTAAGACTCGAAAGCGTTTTTCACTATTAAATACTTCGCCTTGTGCCCATCTTAAATTTATTTCTGGTGCGGTTTTTACAGCCATAAGTTATTAGTTTTAAAGGTTTTTTATAGATACCCCCCTATTTTTACTCCAAAACGCTTGTAAAAGGTTATTATCCTATTAATAACGTTATTTTGAGTTGCGTCTGTGACCGATTCATGTCTTAACAGCTTTGATGCTGCACCCGTACCAGAAAAGAAGGAGGCTAGGCGAACTGTAGGGAATAAGAATCCTAGAATGTTAGTGGAAGCTAGGCAGCAGCGACTTTATAGAAGGCAGTTGGAAGGTTTACCAGCTAGGCAACTTGTTATAGATCATGCAAGTAAAGAAGGTGTTTCAGTTGCAACAGGTTGGAGCGATTGGAAACAAGTTAATGCTTGGAATGAAGAAGATTGGCAAAAAGATAGGGAAAATATGTTATCTCGTCTTCAAGCAGCAAGACTTAGACTTTATGAAAAAGCTATACGGAAGGGGCAATTACAAACTGCTGCTCAAGTACTCGATTCTATAGGTAGGGTTATAGGAGAAAGTGTTGAACATGTCAGTATTCAAGCTCCTGAACTCTCTATAAAAGTCGAATCTAAACAGGACTTACCATAATCACGTAGAACTTAGTTTCGGATATATATTTAGGTTCAGGGGGACGTGTTCAGGTACGTCTACTTTTCGGAGCCATCCCCCCTAATACGTCTACCTATTGGAGTAGTTGTTATCATAATCGGCTAACGTCTACAATTAATTGGCAAGCTAAAGTAATCTGATAGAAAAAATATTTTAGAAATTAAATTATTAAGATGGTTGTAATTTGTATAAGATTATGGTAGAATTAAATCAATGGGAGAGGATTAAAAACTTTTCCAGATAAGAATCTAGAAAACCAGTTAGAGCAAATCACCACATTCTTAATAGAATCTGTGGCGAAATCTTAAAGCAGCAGCTCCAGAGCCAGCTTTTACCAGTTGGCAACGTGCTAAAGCTAAAAGAATAAAAACAGCTCTACAAATATTTTCCATTCTTAATTTCTCATTCATTCATCATTCATTATGAACATCAGAAAAAAGGAGCAGCTAGTTTACGAAAGCGAGTGCGGAGACTTCCTGCACGGTTCCGAAGCTTTTATCTTTGAGATAGTCGAAGAAGAAAACGGAGCAGGAGTTAACGAAAGAAAGGTAAAGCTAACCAACAGAACAGAAGAAAAGGACGTAATCTTGCTAGTCAGGATTGAAGAATTTTCCAATGCTGTTGCTGCTTTTCGTTCCTTACCTGCCAATCGTTTTGACCATACAAACGGTTACACACAAGGCGAAGAGATCAAGAAGCTTTCGCAAGCTTTCGAACCTGTTACACCTTGGGAGGAATAAAAAAATGTCTGCTACTGTTTACGAACCAAAAAGCGAGCTGATCATTATTGAACATCTCGACAATGGGACAGAGCTGGAGTTCACAAGATTCCAGATTCTACAGTTAATGTATGTTCTTTATTCTGACCATTTAGAAATAAGGGGAGGAACTCCAACGGGATTTTTTAACCGTCATCTTTCCAACAAAAGGAAGACTAAAAAATTTTGGAGGCAGTTTTTCGCTCCTTATCTTTCGGAGATTTTTCCTAGAGAAATACCCGAAAGAATCCAAGACAAATTAACTCTAATGAGTATTGGAGTTAACTAAAGATGAGCAAGCGAGAGTATCAAGTTAAAGTAATGCTTAACAGTTACGAAAAAGAGCAATTAAATAAAATTGCTCTTTCGCTTGGTATCAATAAAGCGTCAGTCTTTAGGCTATTACTATTGAAAACCCTAGCTAGTCACTAGGGTTCCATTTCTTTTTTTCTTATTATGAGTCAAATGATCAAACAGCTAGGAAGCAATCGGACTTTATTAGATTTGGGCAATGTTCAAATTCTATACAGTTACGAAACTCCAGTTTTGGCAAGGTTAGAAGATGGATCATTTTTACGATCCAAAAACTATTACAACAAAGGCACGACCAGGACGACAGAAAAACACATTACGCAAACACTCAATTTTTTCTGTGAGACTTTCGGAGTTTCTACAGAAAATTTAAACAAACCCGCAGAGTTAGTCGATCAACAAGAAATTGAAGATCTAATACCTTTGAGGATTTGATTAATTAAAAAAGTACGTTAAAATTAAAAGTTCAGAATTTTTCTGAACTTTTTTTTTTTTTTTTTTTTTTTTTTTTTTTTTTTTTCTTAGCAATTTTCGTAGCGAGTGAGCATAAGGCGTTGATAAAGAAATTTATTTTTTTTCTTTAGTTCGTCATTGAGGATGAAATCCCAATCATCCTGATGAATGGCTTTTAGGCTATTGAATGGCTCAAGGCGTTCAGGATTATTCGTCATGAATGATTTTTTTTGAAGTTCTAAGTTTAGAGCTTCGACTCCATGCTGATGAATGAAATTTTTAAGTTGTGACACTTTACTTGTTATTTTGTCATTAAGAGACTATCATAGAATTGTTAAAAACAATTCCCATTATGAAACTTTTAACTGAAACCTTAAAAAAGAAAATTCCACCTTTATACGCTCAAGACAATAAAGGCGATAACGCTACTGTCTACGCTAAATTTTTCTGCCCTTGGAATAGCTGGACATGGTACGTAACAGAATACGATCCAAAAACAAACGAATGTTTTGGTTTCGTTGATGGTGATTTCCCAGAATTAGGTTATTTCTCTGTAGATGAATTGGAATCTGTAAAGCATCCTCAATTAATGCTAGGCATTGAGAGAGAAATTCACTTTGAGCCAAAAAAACTCAGAGATATTCAAGGGATCAACAAATGATCCCTTCAACTACTACTCAATCAGAAATGAAGTGGTTAACTTTTAAACTGCCTGATTTTTGGGGCAGTGCTTTAGTTAATGGAGATTATTCAGGTTTAGATGATGATGAAGAAAAAGAACTTGATTCTTTTGTTAACTATTGGAACCAACATTTATATATGAATACAGCTCACGTTCCAAGTGATAAAAATGCAGTAATTGAAAGTCATTTTATGAAAGATCATGATGCAAGTTCATTTGGAGTTTTAGCTTGCGATATCTCCTC